CACCGGAAAGCTCAGTAACATTGATGCAGCCGGAAAATATATTGACCTTATGGCTGATGGAGATTTTGAGATTATTGGAGTCCAGTGTTATATCAAAAACGACGACCAAAAATCCAAAATAGCATCCATGTCAAAGGGAGACACCGTTACTTTAAAAGGAAAATGCACAGACGTTGGAGAAGTTCTTGGATATTCTCTTGACATTGAAGAAATAGAATAAAATAAAAAACCGCCCCGGCATTGGCGTACCGGGACGGCGTTTATACATCTCCGAAGAGATGCTATACTCTGGTCAAAACATATTGTATCATCTTCGGAGCAGTCGAACAAGACAGAAAATTTGTTCGGCTGTTATTTTTATACCTAAAACAGCTATAAAGAAAAGAGGAATAAAAATGGCGAAGAAAAGAAAGAAATATCCAAAATTGCCGAATAGTTTCGGCAGCATCCGTTATCTTGGCAAGAACCGGAGAAACTGTTTCGCAGTACATCCACCAGCTACACCGGACGATACTGGTAAACTAAAACGTCCGCCGGCAATCTGCTATGTGGATGACTGGATAAAAGGTTTCACTGTCCTGACAGCATACAAAGCCGGCACGTATCAGCCCGGCATGGAACGGACTCTTGAGGTGTCCCCTACAACTGACATAGATACTCTTATAAGCCACTTGATTGCTGACTACAATACAATCAAGGGTGTCGAAGGAAAACACCCGGAAATCAAGAAATTGACGTTCTCAGAGGTATATAAACAGTTTTATGCGTGGAAGTTCCCAGAGGGGACAAAACTGTCATACAGTTCAAAGGAAGCGTATCGAACAGCTTATACAAACTGCACTGTTCTGCACAATCGCATATTTGAAGATTTAAAGGCTCCTGATATGCAAAAGGTTATTGATGGATGTAAGCTGAAAAAGCAAAGTCAGATGGCTATCCTGACTCTATTCAAGCAGATGTACAAATATGCTGTCTACTCAGAGATCGTAACGGAAAATAAGGCGTTATATGTCCATGTCAATGCTGATAATGACACCGAACATGGAACACCATTTTCCGATCAGGAGATGCAAGTACTGTGGAATAATACCGACGATCCAGAAGTGCAGCTCATTCTTATTATGTGTTACTCCGGCTGGAGAATCGGGGAAGTGCTAAAACTTACAACCGACTTAGAAGAAAGATACTTTCAAGGTGGAATCAAAACAAAAGCCGGTAAAAACAGAATTGTTCCGATACATCCTGCTGTATATCATTTTGTTGAGCAGAAAGTGTTGACACAAGATGGAAAATTATGCGTGTATACTCAGCAGCATCACAGAAAAGCATTGTTCTATCCTACACTGGAACGTTTAGGAATAGTCGGTAATCCGAAGCACACGCCGCACGATTGTCGGCACACCTTTTCTGCTTTATGCGAAAAATACGGTGTCCGGGAGAATGACCGAAAACGAATGCTAGGCCACTCCTTTGGCGGAGATGTTACAAACGCTGTGTACGGACATAGGACACTGGAAGAACTTCGGACAGAAATAGAAAAGATAAAAGTTCCATTTGTGACTAACTGTGACTAACGGAACCCATTTTAATCTTTCTAAAATAACCGAAATATTATTATCGAAATGCCGGAAACCCTATTAAAATCAATGTTTTCAGCGATTTTGCAAGGATTTCCCACATTTCATTTTCATTATTCTAATTTTATTGATTGTGACTAACAAATAGAATTTAGAAAATTGCGCAAATGCCCGTAAATACAGTGTTTTTGGCACTATTATATTAGGAAACAATATTTTTATTTGTGACTAACGTGTGACTAACGATAACAGTCTAAAATTCCCGAAATGATACAAAATATGTTTATAAATAAAGTTCCCGGGGAATTAACCCCGGGATGTTTTTATATGGCAATCAAATCTTTCCATGTGGCGGGTCCACAGACTCCGTCCACTTCCAGAACATCTTTCCTAGATTCCTGATAAGCTTTCAGAGCGTAAATTGTGTTTGTGTCTGCTGTCCATGTAAGTTTCAGGGCTTTGCCGTTTTTGCCTTTAAAGCCTCTGGCTCTTAAAATTTCCTGTAAGAGGAGCACAGATGTGTTTTTATCTCCTGCTTTTACAGTTTTTGGTTCAAACATATATTCCTCTCCTGTCTGTGCAGTATTAGATGATGTATTCTCAGGTTTTACGGGTGCGGATGCATCGGATACAATACTATAATCAGGTGTACAGAACTTAGTTCCGGGCATCTGACTGTTAAGATAACTCTTTGCGCAGACACCGCCACCATTTGCAATAATTCCAGATGCACCAGAAGTATTCCCCTCGATGGTATAGAACCTGTCTCCGATTACGGCCGTTACGATGCCAGTATGGGTGAAAGTTCCATTATGATAAAAAATTACAATATCACCGATCTTTGGATTAGCGTTCCTTGTAAACAGATTGCCGAGTGTTGGGCAGTAAACATAAGGCCAGTGCTTCAGCAGTTTCTTTGCCTTCTCTTGTCCGAATGCTTCCATAAAACACCAACTCACGAATGCTGCGCACCAAGGCTGCCCTTGATATGATGGCTTAATGTCTCGCCAGTACTTCGTATAGTTGTTCGAACCGGCGTTTGCAGTCTTACTGTCGAGCTGACTATTATTCTTCTTTTCAAGGTATCCAATCTCATTTTTTGCAATGAGAATCACTTTTTCAATAGCTTTATCCATTGCAGAAACCTCCTCTTTGTAATCCTTATAGAATGCATCCATGTCAACGTTACCACTAATGCCGGATACTTTTCCTCTACTGGAATACTGCCAGCCTACACCAACAGATGGACGCAATCTTTCCTGTACAGAGCCATTATCACTAGCCGGATAACGAGCAATCCAGCAATCGTACTTTTTCAGGGTGTCTGACAGAACGTTATTATACCAATCAAGATTGCAGTAGATACCGACCTTATAACCGGCTTTTTTGATTCTGGTCAGAAATGCTACTGCAATATTCTCAATCGCCTGTTTTCCAAGGTTTCTCTGCTGACTCCATTCAAGGTCGTAGAAGATTGGAAAGTCCATTCCGCGTCCGCCAAGAACAGAAATTACGCTCTCAGCTTCATCAATTGCCTGTGCCGGTGTCAGAGCGTAACTGTATTTATATCCGCCGACAAGGATTCCATTTGACTTGCATCCTTTGTAGTTATGCTCAAAAGAGGAATCAGTTCCAGATTTTTGATGGATTCTCAATATTGCAAACTTAATTTCAGAATTCGATACTTTCGCCCAGTCTGGCTTACTCTGATAAGATGATACGTCAATTCCTTTAATTTCCATATTTTCTCCCTTGCACGTATTTTATTTCACTATTCCTGGTTTTGATTCTGTTACTGTCCCGTCCTCATTCAGTACATAGCCATCCTTTTGAAGTCTTTCAATTACCTTCTTATTCCACAGTTCAGGAACATCTGTCCATTTTTTCAGCCCATTGATTATTCGCTCTTCAAAAAATTTAACCATTATTTTCACCTCCGATTGTCGAAACTAATGTAGCCAGTTCGTCCAAAGCCGAATCATGCGTTGATACAAGTTCAGCCAGACCGTCGATACCATCACCATTAATTAGAATCTTGCGATTAGATTCCGCATTAAGCATCCGCATCACAATGTCTAACTTTTCAGACATCTCATTCAGCCTGTTTGAAACTCGATTGATGGCTTTGTAGATGTTCACAATTTCTTTTTTATCCACAATTATCATCTCCTTTGATTGATTGAATATAATACCGCAAATCCTTTTAACCGCCTTACGGCGGTAGATGGGATTTGCTAGGATTTTAGATACATAAGCAAGGGGCAATGCCATAAGCGCCACTGGCATAGTCGGTGATCGCACTCCCGTCTAAGTTCACATAACAGAAGGAATTGCTGTTGCTAGAGCGAGGCGAACGTGTCCAATACTGGCCAGATACATAGGCACTACTATAACGTGGTTTCTTATATCTGTTTGCAGTCGCATTCTTGAAATATTGATACTGTTTTCCTTCTCCTGCAAAAGAATGCGTTGTACTGCCAAAAATCTCAATTTCAGAAGGTAAAAACGCATAGTCGTTAGATGTTTTAATTGTGTTACTTTGGCTACCTTCCGAAGTCAGTTTTCTAACTTGTTTCATCATATTCTGAATATAAGTAGGTAAACATTTCTTGTACACATTATTGCACCATGTACGCCTATCGCAGTACCCCCAACCACCGCTATTCGTGTTTGAACTGTTCATATAACCACATTCATGTGATGTATCATAAGAACTATTATATTCTGTCGTAGTGTCTAAATACAGCATACGTTCTGTCTGAATTGTAATAGCAGCTTTGGTCTTGCCATTGATAGCAGTCACTAAATCATCATGTTCGATTCCGATAATTACATAAATGTAATCATTCGCTTTGTGCGACTCACTTACGCCCGTTGCAGCCATTGCGTTGTGATGGATTGTTCTCTTGTCACCAACCGCCCAATAATCACCAATGTTGATTTTACCTGCGTAATGTGCTTCAATCATCTTTTCAATTTCCGCATCTGTTCCATCAGCAAATGCGACAATCTTTAAATCCTCTGGCTCTCCGAGGAGTCTGTTTCCTGCATCGTAGTTGTATACGCCATCGGTAGAATATGGGAACAGTGCGAAGTAATATTTCTTGCCATTTGTCAGCCCTGTGACTGTATATCCTGCGGTTTTGTATTTGTCACGAACTGTATTATCAACCACAAGCGTTCCGTCATCTGGGTTTGCAGGATAACCTGTTTTTTTCATTACAAGTTTTGTACCAGCCCATGTAGAGAATGTTGAACCATTGATTACTGTGTTTTCAGGGTCTTGCCACTTGATCGTGACAGATGCGTTTGCGTTCTCAATACTTGGATTGTTTACGGGTTTGGGAGTGACGGTTGTGCCACCGCCTTTTGCGTGGAGTGTTCCGTCTGCATCTATGAATGTTGTCTTGCCATCAGGTTTGACCTTACCAAGAGTTTCGGTTGTA